GGATCTGGAAAAAGTACATATGCTAAAACATATTTAACAAATACATTATATGTATCAAGAGATGAAATCCGATTTAAACTTGTTAAAGAAGATGAGGATTATTTTTCAAAAGAAAATGAAGTATTTGATACTTTTATAGCTAAAATTAATGAAGGGTTGCGGCAGTCGCTTGATGTTGTCGCAGACGCAACACATTTAAACTCTAAATCTAGGTTAAAACTTTTAGCTTGTTTAGAATTGGATAAAACAAAGACTGAAGTTATTGTAATTGTAATGAACACCCCGCTTTCTATTTGTCTTGAGCATAATGAAAATAGAAAGGGAACTCGTTCTTATGTTCCCCGAGAAGTAATAAAAAAAATGAGTTATGCTTTTAGAATTCCTAATTATGAAGAATGTTGTGGATTAATTGATACAATTAAAATTATTATGCCAGGAGGTGTATAATATGGATTGGTTTACAAGTGATCTACATATTGGTCATGATAAAGATTTTATTTGGCATGCACGCGGTTTTAATTCCATTGAAGAACATGATACTCAAATTCTTATTAGATGGAATTCTATTATTTCCCCAGAAGATACCGTTTATATTCTCGGCGATCTTTGTATGGGAGGGAATGAATCAGAGTGGAATAGAATTTATAAAAATTTAAATGGAAATAAAAATTTTGTATGGGGCAATCATGATACATCTAAAAAAATTGAAAAATATATAACTGAATATAATATAAAAGATTTAGGACTTGCCTCTCTTTACCGATATAGTAAAAAAAGAAATTTTTATTTATCTCACTATCCTACTCTTGTTGGAAATCATGAAGAAGAAAAATTTTATTGGAATTTATCTGGACATACTCATTCCTCAGATTCTTTTGAAAATGGTAAAGGATGTGTGTATAATGTAGCTATGGATGCTCATGATTGTATGCCTGTTTCAATTGAAACTATAATTAAAGATATTGAAAAATATCGTCAAAAATTTTTACAAAATAAGGAGAAATAAAAATGGAAGTTTTAGGAATTATTACATTATTTATCATTATTTTTTTCGCATCCCCATTCTTAAATTTTTTAGGAGGATGGATTTCAGGATGGCTAATTAAAATTACAATTGGACAAATGATAACTGCTGGTTTTGCTTTAGTGGGTTTCAATCTTCCTCTTGATAAATTCCCATTGTTTTTTGGAACCTTGGCTGTAATTGCAAGCTTTTTTCACACCCCCAATCTTAATAATAAAAATAATAAGTCTTAAATAGACTTATTATTTTTAATAAAAAGGAGATATTTATGAAATTTTTATATGGATATTTTAATGAAGATACAAAAGAATCAGTTGTTTCTTTGGCTGATAAATATGGTGTTTATACAGGTTATGCTAAATTACATCCAAATGATGAACAAAATGCTAGCGAATATATGGGGTGTGAAATAGCTGAGTAGAGAGCCTGGATTAAAGCGCTGTAGAACAGACGCCGCCGCATAAAAATAAAATTAGATACGGTAAAAAAATTAATTAAAGATATAGAATTAAATTGTCAAAATTTTAATGATTTAAATGTAAAAAGACGTTTTTCATTAAAAATAAGAGATTATACAAATGAAATTTAGAACATAAACAATAAAATTAAAGAAATTTAGCAAGATATAAAAAAAAGAATTGAAATTAGAGATTAGATTTTAAGAAAAAAGGACAAAAATTAATAAAAATTTTATATTATTTTTAATATTATATATAATAAAATCACTTTTTTAGTGATTTTATTTTTTTATCAAAAATATAAGGAGGAAAAACATATGATGAACAAAAAATGGTGGAAAGCAGCTGGTGTCCGTGCCATAAAAACTATAGCACAAACAGCTATTGCAACTATTGGATCTAGTGCTGTTATTTCTGCAGTTGATTGGAAAATTGTTTTATCTGCCTCTGCTTTAGCAGGAATTCTTTCTTTATTAACAAGTATTGCAGGATTACCTGAACTTGATGAATAGTAAGGAGGATTTTAAATGGCATTAAAAGGAATAGATATTTCACAATGGCAAGAAAATGTTAATTTTGTTAAAGTAAAATAGTCAGGTATTGATTTTTGTATTTTTAGAGAAGGCTATAGAAATACTTTAGATAGATATTTTTTAACATATGTTAAAGGAGCAAAAAACGCAAATATTCCAATTCATGGTGTATATCATTTCTGCTATGCTATTAACGAAACAGAAGTATTAAAATAGGCTAAAACTTGTGTTGCAAATGTAAAAAAAGCAGGTTTAGGAAAAGATATTATTATCTTTTTTGATTTTTAGTATGATACAGTTAAAAAAGCAAAATAGCGTGGAGTAACACTAGGAAAAAAACAATGTATTTCTTTTACTAAAGTATTTTGTGATTATATTTTATCTCAAGGGTATAAAACAGGAATTTATTGTAATTTAGATTATTATAATAATATGTATGATAAAGAAACAATAAATAAATATGATTATTTTTGGTTTGCTCAATACAGTGGAGCCACTAATCCTTCTGTAAAATGTTCTTATTATCAATATACTTCATCGGGAAAAGTAAAAGGTATTAATGGAACTGTAGATATGAATTACTATTATGGACAATAGACTAAAAAAGAAGTAAAAACAAATACAACTTCAACTGTTGTTTCTAAAATAGATTTCTCTCAATATTATGGAAAAATATCAAATAGCGGACATGATGAAAATGGAAGCTATAAAAACGGTAAAGCAGGAGATAATACAGGAACATAGTGGGAAATTAGAATATGGTATAATAGACCATGGGATTGTATTTTAAGGTATCCCGATGAAAAAGTGGGAAATTTAATTGCAGAATTAAGTATTGAAGCTGCAAAAAATAATTTAATAGGATATGATCAATGGCAAAGAAATACTTATTGGTAGCATTTAAAAGCTAGTAATTATAGACCTTCTCAAATTACAGTACCTTGTGAAGCTGATTGTTCTGCAGGAGTTATTGCAAATGTAAAAGCAGTAGGATATTTATTAAATATAAACGCTTTAAAAAATATTTCTGCTACATATACAGGTAATATGAAATCTGCTTTTAAAAAGGCAGGATTTTAGGTTTTAACAGACTAGAAATATTTAAATAGTTATGATTATTTAAAACCTGGTGATATTTTATTAAATGAAATTCATCATACCGCAACAAATCTTGGAATTGGAAAAAAATCTAACTATAAAAATAGCACCTCTTCAGTATCAACTCCAGTTATTATAACTAGCGAACCTATTAAACCAAAAACATCTACAATAAACAAAAAACCAATAGCAACTGGTATTGTAACAGCATCTGCATTAAATGTAAGAACATGGGCAGGCACAGAAAATCCTAATATAAAATCTTATCCAGTTCTTTATAAAAATAATAGAGTAGATATATGTGATACTATTAAAGATAAAAATAAAGAAAATTGGTATTATATTAGAATAAAAGGAAGCATTTATGGTTTTGTAAATGCTAAATATATTAAAAAAGATTAAGGGGAATAGTTTAAACTATTCCCCTTTTTGTTTTTCCCTATAAATATTATAACATAATTTTTTAAGTTGTCAAGTTTTATAAAATACAGTTAGTTAAAAAATAAAAATTTTTTATTTGTATGTGGAAAATATCATAAAAAAGATTTTTCTTGCAAATTTTAAAAAATTATGCTATAATTTTAATATAAAAATATAAAGGAGAGAATAAAATTCAATGGGAAAATTATATGATGAAAATTCTATAGAATCACTTGATCCATTAAGTTTTACTCGTCTTAAGCCAGGAGTATATGCAGGTGATACTACATATTCAACCCAATTACTTATAGAAATAGTTTCAAATGCTGTTGATGAATTTAGACTTGGTAACGGAAATAGAATAGACGTAACAATTGATAAAGATATTTTTACTGTTCGAGATTATGGTCAAGGTTTTATTCCAAATTCTTATCGTGATGATGGAAAAACAATCCTTGAAGCAGCTTTCAGTGTTTTAAATACATCTGGAAAATATAGAGAAGATGGTACTTACGAAGGAACTTCATTAGGCTCTTTTGGTATTGGCAGTAAAATAACTACGTTTTTGAGTCATTGGCTTACAGTTACTACTATTAGAGATAATTATTTTGAAAATTGTAGATTTCTTGAAGGCGTTTTTGATAAAAGAGAAGCTGGAATTTGTAACGAATTAACTGGAAATAAAACAGGTACTAGAGTATGTTGGAAGCCTTCAGAAGAATTTTTTACACATACTGAAGTAGAAAGTAATAAAATTCATTCATTATTTAAAACTATTTCATGCCTTTGCCCAGGTCTTACCATTCATTTAAATGAAAATGGCAAAGAATATAACTATGTATCAACAAAAGGATTAGATGATTTAGTAGATGATGCGGTCGCTGGTAAAGAACTCATTAATTCTAGGTTCAATATGAATTATAGCGAAGGCCGCAATAAAATGGATATGGTATTAACATATACATCCAATTATTCATCTACTATTATTCCATATGTAAATACTGGCCTTACTGAATCTGGACAGCATATTACTCAAATTAAAACAATTATTACTCGTGAATTTAATAAATTTTTTAAAGAAAAAAAATGGCTTAAATCCACTGATGAAAATTTAAGTGGTGACGATATTCAAGAAGGAATGTATATTGTTTTTAATCTTACTGCACCAAATGTTTCATATGATGCACAGGTTAAGAGCCGTATTACTAAAATTGATATGAAACCATTCACAGCTGCTCTTACAGAAAATCTTGAATATTGGTTAGCTAATAATGAAAAAGAAATTAAAATAATTGCAGATAAAGCTATCAATGCTAAAAAAGCACGAGAAGCTGCTAAAAAAGCGAGAGAACGTGCTCGTGAACAAGGAAAGAAAAAAGAAAAGGCTCTTAAATTTGATAGTAAACTTGCAGATTGTTATAGTAAAGATAGATCTCATTGTGAAATATATATTACAGAAGGTGATTCTGCATCTGGTAATCTTAAAACAGCACGTAATAATGAGTTTCAAGCTGTTATGCCAGTGCGTGGTAAAATCTTGAATACACAAAAGGCAACGATAGATAAAATTCAAAAAAATGCTGAAATTATGACAATGATTGATGCATTTGGGTTGAAGATTGATACTAAAACTATGAAAGTAACTTACGATCCAAATGAATTACGATATGGTAAGATTATTATAATGAGCGATGCTGATGTAGATGGAGCCCATATCAAGAATCTTTTTTATACTTTTATATGGAATTTCTGTCCACAATTAATTTATGATGGTTATATATATGCAGGTGTTCCTCCTCTTTATAAAATTATACTTGCAGGAAATAAAGGTTATAAATATTTAAAGAATGACGAAGAACTTGAAGAGTTTCGTAAAACTCATACAGGTAAATATGTTGTTAATAGAATGAAAGGATTAGGAGAAATGTCGGTAGAGGAAACTGAAGAAACTCTTACTAATCCTAATAATAGAATTATTAAACAGATTACTATTAATGATTTTAAAGCTACTGACAAATTGTTTGATGATTTAATGGGTTTAGCTGTAACCCCGAGAAAAAATTTCATCAAAGAACATAGCGCGGAGGCTATTTATAATGTGTGATTTCTGTGATAATATTAAAGATAAAGAATGGTTTGAAGAACGTGATTCTTGGGATAGAAAAAATGCCATTGTACAAACAGGAGAAAAAACATTTGGATTATGGATAGAATGTGATGATTATTTTTATAGTGGAGTAACTATGAAAATTAATTTTTGTCATATATGTGGGACTAATCTTTCTCTTAAAAAGAAAGATGCAAACACTTCTTTTTATCAAAAATATGGATTTGATTTTTAAAAGAGAAAGGCTCCTAAATTTATGATAAATTTTAAAACAAAATTAAATTTAAAAAAATATCTTAATTATAATATTGAATCTATTATTAATTGCCCTGTTACAATGAATGGAAAATGTATAGGAGTAATTACTAATTATAATATTAATGAAGATACAGTAACAGGATGTTTTTTTGAAGATATGAGTCCAAATTTTTCTTTGGATAAAGAGCAGATTATATCAATGGAACTTATTAAAAACTCTCTTGATTTTTAATAAAAAATAAGGTATAATATAAAAATGAAAATGGAGGAAAATAAGTTAAAATATGCAAAATAATCGTTTAATTGAAATGAATCAATGGGGTTCTTTTATATATGTTGGCAAACATAAAAAAGGCACTTACAGAAATTGGGGTGATTATGCAGAAGATTTAAATTCCTTTGCTATTGAAGAAATAATGAAAAAATTATATTATTTTGAAGAAAATTTAGAACAATTAAGGGAGGATTTGGAACTACATGCAAAATGATTTAATATGTCCAAAATGTAAAAAACCTCTTTATTTTAATTTAGACGGATGGGGAAGAACTCCTTGGCATTTACATTGTGATTTTTGCCATATTAATATTGGAACAGACAATCAAAAAAAAGCCATTGAGTTAATTCAAAAATATAATAAAAAAGATACCTATCTTGAATATTACGATAAAGATATTCAGGTGTTATGGGAAGAAAAAAATCTAAAAATTTTTAAAGAGGTAATAGATGATGCAAAATGATTTAACTAAAGAATTAGGTACAAATTTTATAGAGTATGCAGTCGCTGTTAATACCGATAGAGCAATACCAGATGCTAAATCTGGTCTTAAACCTGTAGCAAAACGTATTCTTTGGTCTGCATATGAAGAAGGACGCACTTCATCTAAACCCCATGTAAAAGCTGCAAGAATTGTTGGCGACGTAATGGGTAAGTACCATCCTCACGGAGATTCGTCTATTTATGGAGCAATGGTACGTTTATCTCAGCCATGGGTTATGAGATACCCTCTTATAGATTGGCACGGCAATAATGGAAATATTGCAGGCGATGGACCAGCCGCAGCAAGATATACTGAAGCCCGCCTTGCTAAATTATCAGAAGAAGGACTATTAAATGGAATTAAAAAGAATAATGTAGATTTTATTCCAAATTATGATGAAACTTTGGAAG